TTCGGAATGGCGCCTGCCGCGAACGCCGACAGATCGACCTCAAGATAATCGGTGTCGAACCGCACCGGCACGTCGAACAAAAAGCCCGCCGTCACCGCCATACCCGAGACCGGAATATGCCCCGGCAGAAATGTGACAATCCCGGTCGTGGTATCGCAGGTGAAGTCGGTGTCCGCTGCCGCTTCCACACCTGCCACGGCAACGCGCACGCTGCCCGGCACCGGCTTCTCGATCGGCCGCGCATAGGGCGCGTAGCTCGTGCCGTAAGTCTTCGTCAGCTGAAACTGCGCCTGCACCCCGTCGCCCGCGCCCAGCATCTGGTCAAGCGGCGTCGGCGCATCGGATGCAGAGGAATGATCGAGCCGGTCACGCCAGCGAAAACCATAAAGCTGCCCGCGCCGCTCCTCGAAGAACGCCACCACCTGCTGCAAGGCAATGAGCGTCTTCACGCCGTAGCCAGCATCGTAGCGGCGCCGCGAATGTGCCCAGCGCGCGTTGCGCTGCTCGCGCCCGGACCCGAACGCGACGATCTCGGTGCGCCGCTCCGGCCCACCCGCGCTTTTCAGCGCGATGTCGAGCGGAAACAGGATTTCATGAAAGGATGTCATCAAACCCTCGCGCCTACAAACTGCGCTGGCCACGCGCGACGGCGCGCGCGATCTGGCCGGTGATGTAGCTTTCCGAGCGGCGGAAGCTGCCGGGGTCCGGCGTTGCGATCTGCACCGTGATGTTGTTGACGCCGCTGCCCGCGCCCGCGACACCGAGGCGTCCATCGGGACCGCGCCGTAGCGGCATGATCGCTTCCGGCCCCGCCTCCCCCGCCAGACCGACGCCGCCCTGCACCAGCGGAAAATAAGTTGGCGTGCCGATCACGCCGCCGGATGCGAACGGCTTCACCGCGCCGCTCGCTGCCGCAAATGCCGTGCTGGCGGATGCACCCGTTCCGGTCAGCCCCGACAGCAGGTTTCCGATTCCGCCCGCGATTGAATTCTGCAGCGGCTTGAGGGCGGCACTCAGGGAAAGACTCGACAGCCGCAGCGCCAGAGACTTCAGAACGTCGTCGAACTGTTTGCCGCCGGTGACGGACACCGCAAAAGCCTGCGTCATCGCGCGCGAGAACGACGTCGCGCCCAGTTCAAGATCGCGCACCCGCAATGTCAGATTGCTTGCGGCCTGCGTCGCATCGTCCAGATTGGTGAACGTATCGCTCATCGCCTTGTCTCCACGCGATCCGGGAATTGTTTCATCAGGCTGTCGAGCGCGACTCGGTCGAGCGGCTCCGTCACACTCCCGCGCACCGCGCGGATCGCGAACGCCAACTCGCGCGGCGTCATCGCCCAGAACTGCGCCGGCGGCAGCCGCAACACGCCGAGCCCGAAGCCGATGGCTTCATCCCAGGGAAACGGCGTCATGTGCGCGCATCATCGAAGGTCGCGGCGATCAGGTCGGCGGCGATGCGGACGTAGCCCGTCACACCGCCCTCAACCCGCAAGGCCGCCACCTCGTCATCGGTCACGCTCTCGCCCGCACCGCGCAGTCCCGCCGCAATGATGCGGATGAGATCGCGCGCCGACAGCCGTCCGGTACCGAAGCGTTCCGCCAGCGCCATCAGATCGTCGGCACCGAACGCGCTCTCAAGCTCGGCCAGCGCGCCAAGCGTCAGCACCAGCGTACGCTGCCTGCCGCCGAGCGAAGCCTCGATCTCGCCGCGATGCGAATTCGCCATGCCGATGAACTCCTACAGCGCAGTGAAGGTGAGCGCGCCCGCCGACTCAAGCCCGAGGTCGAACGTCACTTCGCCATTGTGCTCGCCGGAAAATTCCAGGCTGGAAATCTGGAACAGCCCCTCGATGGTGCCGAAATCCGGCACCACCACCTGACACGCATTGATCGTGCCGTCGAAGAACGCCTGCCGCACCAGCGCGTCGGAGGCCGCATCCTTGAACAGCCCGCGGCCGGAAATCGAGGCACGCTTGACGCCCGCGCCTGCCAGCAATTCACGCCAGCGATCCACCGACTCCGCGTGCGTCACGTCCACCGTTTCGGCGTTGAACGCGATCTTGCGGCTTCGCAGGCCCGCCACCGTGACGTAGTCGGTGCCGTCGTTCATTTTCAGGAGCAGATCCTTGCCCTTTTGCGCGCCCATGGCGTCTCCTTCGATGTTCGATGTGTTTGTCCGCGATCAGGCGGCGGGCTCCGTCACCGCGCGGAAGCGCACCAGCGCGTGATAGGTTTTGCCGTCGTTCTCGCGGCGTATGTCGGCCAGCGCAAACCGCAGATTGACGAGCCGGTTGTCCTCCAGCGGCAGCGGTGCGTCGTCCAGCGCCTGCAACAGCGCGCCCGCGATCATGTGCGCTTCCCGGTGTCCGCCCTGCCGCGACCAGGCATGCAGCGTCAGTTGATGTTCCTGCGTCTCGCCGCCGTCGCCGGATGAATCCGTCAGCCGTGCTTCGCCAAGCGTCACATAAGGAAACGCCGCATTGCGCGGCGGCTCGTCATAGATGCGGTTGTCACCGAGCACGGCGGCAAGCCCGCCGTCGCCGCGCAAGGCCGTATGAATGGCCGCGCGCAGCGCCACGTTGGATGGAGTCATAATGAGGGCCTCACTGAACGCGCAACTGCGCGTCGATCTCGATGAAACGGCGGTCGCCGGAGTCACGGATCGCGACGATCTGATAGACCTTCGCGCCCTCCACCAGCCGGTGTTGCAGCGTGAGACTGAAATTCGCGCGCATGGTGATGCGATAGGTTTGCGTGGCGCCGCTCGTGTCCGCCTCCACGCCCGGCTGTGCTGACAGTGGAACGACCTTCGCCCACGCATTGCCGTAAGATGACCAGACGCGCGTCACGCCGCCCTGGTCGTCGGGCGTCTCGACCGGCTGCTGCAGCACCAGCCGCGTCCGCAACTGTCCCGGATCGATCATAGCGACAGCACCCGATGCGAGGCGATCAGCGCGTTGACGCTCGGCGGCATCACCGCGATACTCGCGCCGATGGCGATGAGCCCGCGATTGTCGTACCAGTGCGCGACGAGCATCCGCAGCGCCTGCATCAGCGACGGCGGCATATCGCTGCCCGCATCGCCAAATCCCACAACAACATCGATCTCGATTCCCGCCGCGGCCCGCCCCGGCTGCGGCAACGAACAGGGCCGCACCGCGATCACGCCTTGCGCGGCATCGAGCACGAAATTCTCGGGATCGACCGCATGCGCCGCACCCGCTTCGTCATAGACGCGCGCGGCGGCGATGGCCGACAGCGGAGCGAGTTTCGGCTTGATGCGCCCGTCCGGCGGCCAGCCATCCAGCACCAGCCGCCAGCTCTGCGTCAGCAGCGCGCAGCGCCCCATTGCCTCGACATGGCTGCGCGCCGCCGCGATCAGGCTGGCGATCAGCACGTCGTCGTCATCGGTTTCGACGCGCAGATACGCCTTGGCGTCGGAAACCGAGAGCGGCTCGGCCTCCGGCGGTGTCAGAAGAATGGCGGCCATCGCTTCACTTCTCTTTCAGTTGACAAAACCCTCGTGCACGGGCTCAAGCTGCGTGCATGACGCCGCTTCGCCTCACCTGCACTTTCACCCTGTTGTCTGTTCTCGCGCTGCCCGCGCATGCCATCACCGGCAGCCGTTCCGCACCGAGCGGCGCGGTCGCGCATGCGCTCGTCACGGTGATCGGACCCAACGGTGTTGTGTGCACCGGCGCCGTGATCGCGCCGACCGTGGTGCTCACCGCCGCGCATTGTGTGTCATCCAGCACTTCGCTGCGCGTGGTCGACTACACCTCGAAGCCGCCGCGCCTCATCACGCCGCGCAAGGCCCTCACCCATCCGCGCTACAGCGCGCAGGCGATGGCCGCGCATCGCGCCACCGCCGACATTGCGCTGGTGCAGTTGCCCGCCCCGATGCCCGGCAAGGCACCGGTGGCGCTCGGCGCGCCGCGCCTGCCCGTGGTGCCGGGCGCGATGTTCACCATCGCGGGTGTCGGCTCCAGCACGCCGAGCGGCAACGATGTCGGCACCGCGCGCGCAGCGTCCCTCATCGTCACCGGCAAGCCCGGCACGCTACAGATCCGCCTCACCGATCCGCAGGCGCAGAACAAGCGCCCCGGAATGGGC